TTGTAGTGTAGTACCTTTTACAGTAAATCCATCAGCATCAGTTGCTACATACATGCCAAGTTTACGGTTTTTAGTATTAAACACCAACGCACACACAGCACCAATCAATGTCGCTGGTGCCACACTGGCAATACCATAATCAGTATCTGCTTGCTTTAGTTTAAGTTTAGCAACAATTTGATCTGCGCTCTTTTCTTTAACCTTGCGTGGCTTACGAGTTGCTTTCTGACTTGTAATAATTATATCACAAGCATCAATAATCTTTTTGTACAGTTCCAATGCCGCTTTCTTTTGAGCAGTGCTATAGTGACTGTATCCTTCTTCAAGTTGTGAGATAAGATCTTGCTCTGTTTCACTGAGTTTTTTGCGTTGTGCTGGCGTAGGTAAATTGTTTACTTCATACAACTCGTCATAACACCCTTCGTAAAAACCTTTGATAATACGAGCATGATTGGCCTTGGCTTCAGCCGCTACCAATACACGATAAGCATCAAACTTTTTAACAACAGCAGGATCTTGAGTTGTAATAAACTCTTCAACAACCTCTTCCAAACCTTCACTCATGTTGATAGAAGTTTCGTGCATAATTTGTTGGATAGTAGGTTTGTATGCTTTTCCTTCTGCCAGTGCTTTGAGTTTTTCTTCTCGTTCTTTTTGTGCTACCAGCGGTTTACCACGTTTAATGGATTCATCAATTTCACGTTTGACAAATTCACTAACAGGGCGAAGTTCACCACTTGTGCCAGGAAGCGATGCCCAATACTCAGCCTGAGCTTCATGATAATCTGGCATGCCATCAAGTAGCAGTTTAGCATAGATGCCAGCAGTGGTACTAATTATAGTAGCTGCTTTGGCGCATTTGATATCTTTTGCGCTGTATCCTTCTTTTTTCATGTAAGTGTAAATAAACGCATGTAGATCAGATGCTTTAACTTCACTATAAATTTCATCTGTTGCTGCTCGACGCTTTTTATGATACTCAGCGCCACTTAGTTTGTCAGCATCTGTCCAATCAACAGTTGCTACTTTGCCTTTACGGCGGATTGCGGCACGAGCCTTTTGCTTGCGTGTTTTGCGAGGTACTGAAATAGCCATAAAATACTCCTGTTTAGATTTTCCTTACCACTATATAGCCATAATAGCATATTCTTACACTTTGTCAACCGATAAATACTAGAAACTTATGAGAGGATTCCCATGAATGTTATCGTTTTAACGCCTGACAGGGTTGGTAGCACCCTGTTACAGCGTTATATCACTGTTATTATGCAAGGGCATGATTACGGTAAGCCAGTAGTAAATCTACATGAATTAACCAATGGTCTAGAAACTTACTACAACGAAGAATTTAAAAGAACTATGGTGGGGAAGCCACACCCTAGAGATGAAAATGGTGTTGGTACTTGGAGTTATCATCAGAGTTTAGATGAAATTATAACCATGTTGGATACCACTGATCATTATAAAACTAGTCGTATGGCACTGTATCATATAGTTAATCGAAAAGACGCACCAGAAGATCAACAAAAGTTTTACAAGTATATCAATGATAATTTTTTCATTATTGCGGCGAAACGATTGAATCTATTTGAACATGCCCTAAGTTGGGTAATTAAAACTAATACAAAAAGATTCAATGCGTACAGTCATGCTGAAAAGTCTGGATTGTTTAACAAATTAGTTGCTAATGGCATTTATGTTGATGCTGAAATTTTTACAAATTATTTGAGTAGATATCTCAAGTATGAAAGATGGTTAGAAGATAACTTTAGAGTTGACAGTGTATTCAACTATGAAGAACACATACAAGACTTAGACGCTTATGTAAGTAGTCTAGACATTTACCCAACCAAAACAGATGTTACTTTTGAAGATGTGATGGGAATGGACTTTAAAACTTGGAATACTTGTCATTACTTAATCAGTGACGGAAGTAACATTAGCAATTCTATACCTCAACTACTTAGCTCAGAAAAAAATAAAATTTTACTGGAACCGCCAAAGCAAGTAGAGCAAAATGACGACATGGAAAGACATCGTGTGCTAGGACATCTGACAGATGTAAGTGAAAGAATACAACGAACAGATTTGTCACTACCTCACCAGGAGTTTTTAGCAGAAAATCTTGGGCAGTATCATGAAATCTGTTTAAAGATGTCCGATTTTAAAAACCGCAGACTAATGGTTAGCCCAATACCAATTAAACTAAACACCATGATGGAAAAAGCAAGTATGGTGAGAAACTTTAAAGAACTGTATGAGGCATTTCTCAAATGGTGTGTAGATGAAGATCAAGAACACAGAATCATAACACCAGATCAATTAGATGAAAGTGTGTACAACGAACTAGATTTTTGGTATAATAAAAAATGAATGTTCTAGTGCTTACTCCTGACAGAGTTGGATCAACTTTATTACAACGTTATATTAGTATAATTATGCAATCACATAATTATGACAAGCCTGTGGTAAATTTACACGAACTCACAAACGGATTAGAATTGTACTATAGCGAAAAGCATCAGCGTGAAATGGTGGGCAAACCTCCCACCAAGGATTCACAAGGTAATCGTTTATGGGGATATCACCAAAGTCTAGATGAAATTATTGACATACTAGATAGGACAGATCACTATAAAACTAGCAGACTGGCATTGTATCATTTACACAACAGAAATGATGGCCTAGAAAATCAGTTAAAATTTTATGACTACATTAACAACAATTTCTATCTAATAGCAGCCAAAAGAAAGAACTTATTTGAGTACGGACTGAGTTGGATAATTCAAACTGAAAGTAAAAAGTTAAATGTGTTTACACATGCTGAAAAAGGCATAGCGTTTAATAAGGTAATGGAAAAAGGTATTGATGTTGATCAAGAAATGCTAACACAATACTTGGATACCTATCTTGAATACGAAAAATGGATTTCAGACCATTTTAATATCAATATCAACTATTACTATGAGCGTGATAGCCAAAACTTAGACGAGTTTGTAAAGAAGTTAAACATTTATCCTAACAATGAACAAGCCCATACATTTGAACAAAGTATGGGAATGGATTTTAAACTTTGGAATTCGTGTCATTACTTGTTTAGTGATACAAGCGGAATTAGCAAAGAGTCAGTTAAACTATTAGGCAACAGTAATGAAATTAAGTTGCTTGAAGCACCAGCGCAGGTAGCACAAAACCAAAAAAAAGTTACTGGTTCCAAAACATCTGATTTAATGATACGAGCTGAAAGAACAGATTTATCAGTAAATCATCAGGAATTTTTAAAGCAACATTTAGATCAGTACAATACAGTATCTAAAAAGATGTGGGATATGAAACAGGACAGAACTCTTGTTAATCCTATACCAATTAAACTAAACACCATGATGGAAAAGGCAAGCATGATTAACAACTACCGAGAATGCTTTGAAACATATAATAAATGGTGTGAATCCAGGAATCAACAAGATAGAATCATTGATTTTGAGCAACTAAAAGACATGGTTTTGGACGAACTTAATTTTTGGTACAGCAACAATTAAATAAATACAGTATAAGGGAATGAAAGTATGCCAAGACTAAGTCTTTACAAACCGTACAAAGGAAATGATTATAACTTCATGGATAAAAATATTCGTGAGCAATTTCTTATTGGCGGGACCGCGGTACATGTACATAAGTATCTAGGGCCTAAACAACAGTTAAGCACTGAAGACCCTACTGAACCCAATTATGGAAGTGGATTAGAAGTAGACCTGGAAACAGGTGTTGACATTAATCCAGAAGGTTGGATTAACGAAACAAAAGTACAAGATTTGCTATTCATGGAAAACAGAGATCGCAAATACGATCCTGATATATATGAGCTACGTGGCGTATACAATGTAAGCGATAACGACTTTGATTTAAGCCAGTTTGGTTTATTCTTAACTAACGACACACTGTTTATTACCTTCCATATGAACGACTGTGTAGAGAAACTGGGCAGACGATTAATGCCTGGAGACGTACTAGAATTACCACATCTAAGAGATGACTTATTACTAAGCCATGAGAAAGATGCTGTAAATAAATTTTATGTTGTACAAGATGCTAGCCGCGGTAGTGAAGGATTTAGCCAAACTTGGTATCCTCATATCTGGCGTGTTAAAGTAGCACCACTTACAGATACACAAGAATACAGTGATATCCTTGGTACAGCGGACGATCCAAACAGTCTCAAGAATGATTTGAGTAACTATAAAACAGAACTTAACATTAGTAATGCTATTGTTAAAGCGGCAGAGATTGCCGATCCAGTTGGTTTGCCATTAACAGAACATTTGTTCGGTCAAGAGCCAACTGATAATGAATATGAACACGGTGAAACACTACAACAAGGTGATCAGTTTCCTACTGATCCTAACGATGGTGATTATTTTGTAAGAACAGACTTTAAGCCAAATCGTTTATTTGTATTCCGTGGTAGTAGATGGCACCGCTTGTATGATAACATCACTGAACAAACTTGGAGTGATAGAACATATAATGCTAGTTCGTTTATCAACAACGACGCTACAACAGTTGTTGATAATCAAGAATTTCCAGAGCGCCAACCACTTAGCCAAGTTATTAAACCCAAGAGTGATTTTGAATAATGACACAACAGTATTTTTACGACAAACAGATTCGCAGATACATTCAACAGTTTATTAGGCTGTTTAGTGGATTCAGTGTACAAATGGGTTTGGATGATAATAAGTTACCGATTTATCAACAAGTACCAGTTCGTTATGGTGATATTAATCGCATGGCAGCACATATAACCCGTGAAAATTCAGAGAACGTTGTAAACAGTGTTCCGTTTATTGCCTGTAGTGTTACTGGATTAGAAATGGCGTCTGATAGAAGAACTTATCAGGATCATGTTGATAAAGTTCAAGTATTTGAAAAGAAATTAGATCAGTCTACAGGACAATATGTGAATGAGAGTGGTAACAAATATACTATTGAACGACATGCGCCTGTTCCATATAAAATGATAATGAATACTGACATCTGGACAAGTAACACAGATCAAAAACTACAGTTATTGGAACAAATATTGGTGTTGTTTAATCCAACACTTAACATCAGAACAAGTGATAATCCTTTTGATTGGAGTGCACTAAGTTATGTGGAAATGACTACAATGAACTGGAGTAGCAGAACAGTGGGTAGCACTATAGATGACATTATTGATGTTAGTACACTTACATTTGAACTACCAGTGCTTATTAATCCACCAGCAAAAATTAAACAACAAAAACTTATCTATAATTTAATCAGTGAACTATACAGTTTAGACGGCGAAGATTTAGATAACTTCCGTAACAATGAAAGTTTTGACACTACCTCTTTGAAGTATACAGTTGTAACTTTTGAAGACAGGCAAGTTAGATTTGAAAACGGCAAAGCATACTTGCTTAATAAAAACGGCCAGCCAACAGATGCGTCTGGCGCTACACTAACCTGGGAAGATGATCTACGTCCGTTTGGTGAACTTAGAGATGGCATCAGTCAAATAAGACTACGAAAAGGAGATAATCCTGGAGATCCATCTAACGATGTTATTGGTAAACTTGAAACAGACCCAAGTAATAGTAATGCATTAATTGTTACTATTGATAACAGTACATTACCAAACAATACACTAAACGCTGTTGACGCTATTCTTAATCCACAAGCAAACTATCCAGGTGATGGTATTGTTCCTGCTCCTGTAATCGGACATCGTTACTTGTTAACACAAGACTTACCATTAGCAAACTATGGTGGACTAATAGCAAACGAAAATGATATTATTGAATATAACGGCAGTGCCTGGGTTGTTAGTTTTGATAGCAAAAATACTAGTGCTAGACATTATATACAAAATATTGCCAGCAGTGATCAACTTACCTGGGACGGCACTGAATGGACAAACAGTCACGAAGGTATATACAAGCCAGCATTCTGGCGCCTTTACATGTAAGGATTATCAATGATTAAGGTAGACGGTCATGATTGTATTCATGAACTGCTTAACAATAAATCTGACAGCGCACTAGATACTATTAGAGTACTCCGTGCTAGATTAAAGCATACTGATAGCGTGTGTGTAGAAATTACTTTTATGAATTTAGAAGTAGTTAAAAATGGACTGCTTGACGAATTGTATGCTGATTATCCAAATATCAAATACGCATTACTATACCGTACTCCCAAAGAATATCTGGATCCAAACTACGGATTAAATAGTGGTATACTAAGTTTTAATGAGTGGAAAGAAAATTTAGATCATCCTATAAAAACACAGTTTGTTAATTTATCAAACATAATGGAAGCCAAAACTATGACAAGAGACACTTGGCGGGCGGCTTATGATCATATTGCTAACTTATTTTGGCCTATTAACAACAATATGCCACTATACTTTGAGTACAACGAACATGAGCCAAATATCTATCATAGATTTTATCAGGTACTAAAAAAGTATAATCCTAACTTTACAGTCGAGGAATACCATGATCGCATCAGTAAGAATCTAAAAGAGTATCCACAAATAATTGAAACTGTCAAAAACGAAATTAACAGTTGGGATTTTACAGATGATTGAAGCAAGTGGTTGTTTATTTTTAAGTAGTGATACTGGTAGAGTTATGCTACAACAACGAAGTGGAGATACCAGTCATCCTCGCACCTGGGGATTTTTTGGTGGTAAGAGTGAGGGTAAGGAACGCCCTATTGATACTCTATTAAGAGAATTAGAAGAAGAAATTGGAATGGTGCCTGATATACAAAAAGTATATCCGCTAAACAAATTTACCAGCCCTGATAAACAATTTGTATATAATACGTTTGTTGTAGAAGTAGTACAAGAATTTATACCGCAATTAAACAATGAAAGTGATGGATTTTGTTGGGTTAAGATAGGTAATTGGCCGCGTCCATTACATAACGGAGCAAAGGCTCAGTTATTCAACAGACAAATTATTAAAAAAATTCGTACAATCTATAGTAATCTTAACCAGCAGTAATACGCTTCTTCATACTAGCAACAAACTGTTCACGCAACCATTCAAAATCATTGATCTTGTTTAATGCTTCAACGTCATCTTTGTTTGCTTCACCGTATTCTCTACCTTCTAGTGCGCCTTTGATACAGTAGCGTCCAAAGCGAGCACCATTATCTACAGTACACCAGGCTTCTAATCGTTCAGCAGTCTCTTTCACAGGAGCATTTGGATTAATCTGACTTGCTAGTTTAACACATTCACGGAATGCTGCTCTCCATGTTCTGTATGGATCTTTGTTAAAGTTGGTAATGTTACTTACGTCACTAACTGGTTGATAGAACGAACTACCAGTACTAAAGTCAGGAAGTTCATGTCCCATTTCTTCTAGTTGTTTTTTAGGGAATAGTTTTACAGCACCATAACCGTATTCCAATCCATTGATTGGGTTTCTGGCTGTCCACACATAAGTCGTGTTATGTCTACTTGATAATGGCGGAATAAAATCAAAGTTAAATCTTTCCATAATTTGAGCATCAGCATCAACTATATAAACCATTTCAGTAGTTGCTCTTTTACCAACTTCCCTATGAGCATTGCCAATACCTTCAATATTTTTTACATGTTTGGCATCAGGAAAACGTTCTTTTAGGCTAGTAAAGTTTCTATCTGCTTCTGCTTCATGGAAACTAATCATAAAGATTTCAAAATCAGCATCGTGGTAAGTAGCATGGATACTATTTTTTAAACTACCATGAGCAAATCCGCCTGTGGGTACAAGTCTCAAATCTCCCCAACGCACACTACGTCTGCTTCTTTTACCAATACGTGGAAACTCATGTACAAAACTACGTCCTTCAGCACTTGGTTTATAATGCCAGGGAAAATCTTCTCTAACAACATTGCCCTTTTCCAGTACCCAAACCATATCTGATTGAGTGTTATATTGTCTAGCGACGTCTAAATAGTCGTCAAATAAAGGTAATGCTTGATCGATTTCATGTACTGGATAACTCTGGAATATATGCTTTTTCAATCTATCCCATGGAGTAATTACATTCTGTTCTTTAAACTCAAATAATTCTGATTTCAAATCTTTAAAATTAATCATTACAATCGCCTTTTATAGTATATGATTTTGTACCGATGTGAGCAATGTTTTTACTCAAATCATTTTCTAGCCAGACATCGTATCCTGCTTCTTTTGCTTTTGTACAAAAGTATATATCTTCTCCCATGAGACTATCATTAACTTCGTCCCAAGAGATTCTAAAATGTGGTGCTGGTATGTTTTCGTAAACTTCTCGTTTTACTAACATACACCCCATACCAACTGCCCAAATCTTTTGTATTCCTGTTCCATCATATACTCTGCTATCTAAGTCGTGTTCACTTCTAAAAGCAACAGGCCTGTGTGGCGGAACCCTTGTGCTATAGTTACATGCTATAATATCTTTATCATGCGATAGCAGGGCGTTTAAGGTGTATGTAGGGAAAGATATATCACTATCAATCCATAACAAATGTGTACAATCTGTGTCTAATGCCTGTTCTACTAATTCTTGTCTCTGCATTGTAACTTCGCTACCCATAACCATGTTTACCGTAATCTTTTGACCAGCCTGCCCGCACTTATATGTAAGATTGGACAGACTGTTCGCAAACATGATGGTTACAAAGTCACGCACAGGAACGCAAATAGCAACCCTAGCATCAGTGTTCGTTTTATAATGAAATTTGGGTATGCTTACCATTAGTCCTGAACAAGATCAGTGGCAAGTTCCGCTTCAATTTGACGAACGTTTTCGTTCAATGTTTTAGCAAGTACAGTAGCACTCTTTACACTGGCGGCAAAGGCATCATCACTAAGAGCGGCCATATGATGCATTGTTTCTGGTTGTACCTTACCAATGGTAAGGATATCAATAGCGGCTAGTTTTGCTAGACGCTCAATCCAGTACTGCTCTTCTTCTGCTTCAATATTTGCTAACAATTCTTCTACATTGTTGTTAGCCGCAAAGTCATCATAAACTGCCTGTAGTACTGGAAGATCAGGATGATTTGCCGCTTTTGCCGCTTCTAATTCCACAGTAAGTGCCTGTGCTTTTCTTGCGGCAGTTGGGTGCGATCCCAACACAAATGTTTCGATTTCGAAACGTGTACGAATACTCATAGATTTTTCTCCTGTGAATTTATTATAGAGTTTCTTTATTATACTGTAAAGTATTAAAAAGTCAACTGAATCAGTTGACTTTATAAATTAACTAGCGCCTGTCGGATTAGGATTCTGCCATCCGCCAAATGTGGCTGATAGTCTAATGTTTGTTGTAACGTTAGGTGAAATATATGTTCCTAAACTATACAAACTTTGAGTACCTGACAAACCAAAGTATGTTCTGATACTTCCGATACTAATGGTAGAGCCGGTTGCTGGTAGTGCCATTATTATTCTCCTCTTTGGATATTTTGAATTTGACTTTTTAGATCATCAATCTCTGATTGTTGTTCTTTTACTGCTTGAATTAGTAGTGCCACTATACGATCATATTTAACTGCTTTTATACCATCTTCCCTAGTACCTACTACTTCGGGAAGAACAGTTTCGATCTCCTGAGCAATCACACCTACATCATGTTTACGAATAAAATAATTGTCTTCGCCACCTTTTGCTTCTAGGTAATCTTGCGTCCAGTCAAATTCAACACCACGAATCTGCTTAACTTTATTTATCGCATTATCAATTTCAACTACGTTTTCTTTTAATTTTTCGTCAGAACTGTAATACGCTGTAACGTCTGCTGTAGCACGAATATCTCCAGCAGTACCGCTTGCCGCTGTTCCGGCGCCTATACTATTAAACTGAATATTAATACCGCTACTACTACTCGTATCTACTAATTCTTTCCAGGCACCTGAGTGAGCAAAATAACCTTTACCTTCAGCATGTACATGAGCAAACATACCGTGATAACTTGAAGCAGATGGTAAATCGCCAGTAGTAGCATATACATTTGAATATGTTATTTTATTTGTGCCTAAATTTAAATCAGCACCCTCAATGTGTGTTCTAACTTTTGTATCAGTATAATATTGTGCAGTTGTATGTTCTGCTAAATCTGCTGTGGTATTTTGGGCTAAATCAAACGCACCTGATCCTAGACTTAAATTTGATCCGTCTGCGCTAAGTGTTGCACCACCAAGGCTAATTGTAGTACCGCTCAAATACAAATCTCTAAATTTAAATGTAGTACTACCTAAATCATAACTAACATCTGTGTCTGGAATAATATGCCCGGCTACAGTAGTTGCGCCAAGTGTTTTGTTAGTTAGTGTATCTGTAGAACTTGCTGTAATGTAACCATTTGGATTAGTAGCATTATACGGCGTATATCCCAACGCACCTGTTACATCTCCGCTTGTTACTGTATAACCTGTAATGTAACCACTGTCGTTTGTAAATGTGCTTACATTTGTTGGCTGTGTATAACTAATAACACCTGTTGTGTTATTATAACTAATACTACCTGTAGCACTTATAGCAGCTCTCGCTCTAGCATCTGTATAATATAAGTTAGCAGAACCTTCTGAAATACCGTCAGTGTTACCAGTAAATGTTGATGAACTACCAAATGCTGTATACGCTGAGCCATCGTTTGTAAATTCCCAAACATTGGTGCTTTCATTATATCTAATAAACACATTGGCTTCAGTGCCACGTTCTACTTCAATACCAGCATTTTGACTTGGTGTTCCAGTTTCGTCAGCGTTTAGTGTAATAATAGCATCGCCAATGTTCACTGTATTTGAATTTACAGTGGTTGTTGTGCCACTAACTGTTAAGTTACCACCAATAGTAACATTTCCACCTAATGCAGTGGCAAGATCTGTGTTAAAATCACTTGTGCCATATGTACTCGCTGTTGGTGCTGCAATCCATGTGCTTGTGGCATTTTCCCAGGTTAATACATAAGTGTCTGCTCTAGCACTATCGTCTATATCTGCTAGATCACTTAGATTAGCACTAGCAATACGCAAATCTACTCTGCCATCTGTATAGTAAAGATTACTTGATCCTTCAGCAAGGGCATCTGTATCTGCCAAGGAACCGCCTGAAATTGCACTTGTAACATAACTTTGTGTAGCAAGTGTGCCACTTTCGTCTGGTAAAATTAAATCTCTGTCTGCTGTTACTGTTGTTGCTTGTAATTTTGCTTCATAGTCATCAGGGGTTGTGCCTTCAAATATGACTTTTGTTCCTTGCTTTATCCATACATTTTGATCTGGATATAAAGCAATATCTTGTCCAGACGCACTCTGTAATTGAGTTGCTCCTGAACTGTCTACATCTATGACTGTTTGATTTATTACTTTAAATGCCACGGCACTTTCCCCTTTGTTTCATGTATTTATGTAATCCACACCGCATCTATTTCATCTGATGCTTCTAAAATGTCAGCACTTACTGTAATTGTACCGTTACTGGTATTAACACTTACTTCACTTGATCTCATGTGTAATCTGTTAATGAATATGTTGTAATTAACAGCATCGCTTAAATCAAAACCCAGCGTAGCCGCTGAAATTGCTAGAGTACTACCTGTATTATTTGTGACATCACTTGCTGTTACTACATAAGGACTACTATTTTCGTTGCGTGTTAAATTTGCTTGTACGTCACTTGTTAGAGCAATGGTTCCACTTTGATCTGGTAAAGTAATAGTTCTATCCGCAGTTGGATCTGTTGCTGTTAAAATTGTTTCAAATGCATCGTCAGTTGATCCTTCAAATCTTATACTTGACGAACCGTACTCAATAACACCGTATTGGTCTATTGTGTATAATCTTGTAAAATCATTTGAAGTATAACCTGAAGTAACTGCTGTTACCTCGCTACTATTTGAACTTACTGTAACATTGCTTTGTTGTGATGAATCTCTAGGAATAATGTCAATGTCACAGGTTATAGTTCCATAAATGGTAGCGTTTATACCTAGAGCAAAAATAAAACCAGCAGTTGTTGTTTCTTTTGTCCACAAATAAGGTGTTACCATTCTAGTACTTGTACCAGTAAGTTCTTCACTGTATGTCGCACTCCAACTTAAATCTGGTAGTGTATTACTTCTGAAACCCATGTTAACATATAAAACTTGAATTGCTGATCCAGACTGCACTGTTACACGACCAATAACTTGATAGTTTTGACTGCTACCACTCGGAATAATTGTTACTACTGGTTGAAATTCTCCATTTACTAGATAACTATTACTGCCAGCGCCGCCACCATTAAACTTTTGTGCTGTTCGCATAGTATTGGCATTTACAAAACGTTGTTCAATAAATTTAGGACTGTTGCTACCATCTTCAAATGTTGGAGCTCTTAATGTTTTATTTTCTAATGTATCTGTTGAAGTTGCTGTAATTTTTGTGTCTAGTTGTGTTTGGATAGCACTTGTAACGCCATCAACATAGTTCAGTTCAGCGGCTGTCGCTGTGACTGCTGTTCCACCTATATCAATGCCGCCAACTTTGATTGTACCTAATGTACCACTACTGACTTCGTTTGTTACTGCTCCATCTGTGATAAATGTAAACTTACCATCACTGTCGTCAAAGCCAAAGAAACCTACTTTAGTATTACCTCCAGTATTCCATTTGAAAGCAATACCTCTGTCTTTGTTATCATCACTAGCACTGCTACCCAGTGTTATAATAGGGTCTGCGATATCAACTACTGTGCTATTAACTGTTGTTGTAGTACCACTTACTGTCAAGTTTCCACTGACTGTAAGGTTACTACTAATTGTACCACCAGATGTGCTTAATTTTCCATCTAGTTGTGTTTGAATATTGCTAGTGACGCCATCGCTGTAGTTTAACTCTGTTATGGTGCTTGTTAAACCTGTTAGCGTAGTCGCTGAATCAGCATTACCAGTCACGTTACCAGTAAGGTCACCTGTAACATCTCCAGTTACGTCGCCAGTAAGATTACCTGTAACATCGCCAGTTACATTTCCAGTGAGACTTGCTGTAATTGTGTTTGCTCTAAAGTTAGCATAACTTGAAATACTTACATCACCAGTTGTTGAACCATCTTCGCTTGTCACAATAACAGCAAACTGGTCAGCACTTTCATCCCAAATTAATCCAACGTTATCATAACTACCCCTAGCATAAATTGTACCCACATCATACGCATTATTTCCAGTGATTCCATAGTTAAAAACTAAAAGCGGATCTTCAATATTTGCTACATCTGTGTCAATGAGTTGTAGATCGATTTTTCTAAAGGCCATGTTATTTGCTAACTCCGTATACTTTTATCTTATACTGTATTTATAAAAAAAGCGGCGTATTGCTACGCCGCTTTTCAGGTCAGTTAAACTTAAAACTTAGTGTAAAGTATTACCTTTTTCTGCTTTAAGTTCGTTAACTTCTTCTTTTAGATCTTTAATTGCTTCAATTAGTAGACCAACTAGGTTACCATATTTAACAGCCATTAGACCTTCTTCGTCAGTTGACACCGCTTCTGGAAGAACTGCGTGTACATCCTGTGCGCTAACACCAGTAGAAATACTACCGTCTGCAATACGCTCAAATGTAATACCACGAAGTGCCATTACTTTATCTAGACCATTTTCAATTTCATGAACGTTAGTCTTTAGACGATCATCTGAGTAAGCAGTTACGTCGCCAGCAGCATAAATTGCTCCGCCAACACCTAAACCACCACTGATTTTAACAGCACCAGTTGTTGCTGATGTTGCAGCAGTTGTATTACTAAATGTAATAACACCAGTTGCTGTATCGTTAGCATTTGAAGCAATGTAGTTACTGTGTGAGTGACTATCATTTGCCACTGTAGCAGTTAGTGTAGCATTACCTAAGTTAGTAAATGTAGCACTACCAGACACATCACCAGTTAATGTTAGTGTTGGATCTGCTGTTGCTGTTGTTGAGATACTTACGTTACCTAGGTTTGTCATCGTACCAGAACCAGTAACAGCACCTGTTAATGTAACTGTTGGACTCTGGTTTTGTTTAGCAAGTTGTACCCAATTACCACTGTGAGCAAAATACGCAGCGCCTTCACCGTGAACGTGAGCAAACATACCGTGATATGAACTTGCTGATGGTAAGTCACCAGTTGTAGAATAAACGTTTGAGAACAATATCTTGTTTGTTCCTAAGTCTAGATCAGCACCTTCAATTTCTGTTCTCACAGCTGCATCAAAGCCATCAATATTTGATGTAACGTGATTGTGGCTATCATCAGCAACCGTTACAGTTAATGTAGCACTTCCTAGATTAGTAAGAGTTGCGCTACCTGAAGCATCACCAGCAAGTGTGATTGTTGGATCACTTGTTGCTGTTGTTGCCAGTGATACGTTACCACTACCATCAATGCTTGCACTACCTGTGACAGCACCTGTTAGGCTTAGTGTACGAGCTGTTTCCCATGTACTTGCTGTATCAGCGTTACCACTGAAACCACCGCCGGCGGCAATTTTACTTCCATCGGCACTGATTGTAGCACTACCAAGTTTAATTGTGCTACCACTTAGATATAGGTCACGCCATTTTAACGAACTTGAACCCAAGTCATATGTAACATCTGTTTCTGGTAACATGTGACCAGTTTTTAGTGTTTCAGCATTTGTTGTCCACTCGTCGTTTGTTTCGTCCCAAACAAAACTTACGTTAGAACTTGAACCACGCTCAATTTCAAAACCACCGTTTTGACTTGGAGCACCAGTTTCGTCACTGTTAAGTGTTATAACACTATCACCAATATTAACTGTATTACTGTTAACAGTAGTTGTTGTTCCTGAAACTGTTAGGTTACCACCAACTGTAACGTTACCACTTGTACCAAGAGATGTAAATGTACCAGCTGCTGGAGTGTTACCACCAACGATACCGTCTAGGTTACCAGTTACGTTACCAGTTACGTCACCAGTTACGTCACCAGTTACGTTACCAGTTAGGTCGCCAGTTACATCACCAGTGATTGTACTACTAGCGTCAATTGTTGTAAAGTTACCTGCTGCAGCTGTTGTACCACCAATAGTTGTGCCGTCAATGTTACCACCATTGATATCCACTGTTGGAATAGTTGTTGTTCCGGTAAATGTTGGACTTGCTGTAGGTGCTTTAGTGTTGATCTGTGTTTGAACATTACTTGTTACACCGTCCATGTAGTTTAGTTCAGCAGTTGTAGCAGTAACACCATCTAGGATGTTTAGTTCTGCTGTAGAAACTGTAGCACCATCTAGGATGTTTAGTTCTGCTGTAGAAACTGTAGCACCATCTAGTTTGTTTAACTCAGTACCAGTAGCAGTAACTTGTTTACCAGCAATCTTTAATGTACCAGCATCTACTGTACCTGCTGATGCGTCAATAGTTGTTTTAACTAACATGGTGTCATTAAAAAGTGTGTCACTTTTAAAACGCACTGAATTAGTAAATTTATCAGGATAACTTGCGTCATCGCTGTCAGTCGCGTTACCGTCAGTTGTTTTAAGTGTTGCCGCTATAATCGAAACGTTACGTTCTAGGTCAGCAATACGTCTTAGGTTAGATTTACTACCAGTAAAAACGATATCTGTATCGCCCGGTTCACCAGTAAATTCTGTAAGTGTACCATCCGCACTATATTTGTATTTCTTGGTTCTGTCTAGACTACTGTCACTAGTTGAACCACCACTTCTTAGTTTTCTTGCCATTTTAATCTCTCCCCTTAGAGTTTAACTACCACGAGCCAGTAACTCAGTTACCGCAAGCCGTTTCCGGCACCTAGGGGGTTGGCTCCCCCTAGGTTTGGATAGTTATAAATTAAGCATTAACATGCTTTAGTCCTGTTACTTCTAGTTCGTCGTTTGTTTCTAGAACACCCTGAACAATAGTTAGTGTTGAACCACTAACTGTATATTCTGTTGTTGGACGAAGTAACTGTCTGTTCAAGAACACTTGATATGTCAACGCTGTTGACAGATCGCTAAATGTATATGCTTGTGTTCCTGAAGCGTTAGCAGTTGCTTCACCACTAGAAACCACAGTTACTGAACTATGGAAGTGTGTAAAGTCGCTTACATCTGTAAGTGAGCCAGTTAAATCACCAGTTACGTTACCAGTTACGTTACCTGTAACATCACCTGTAACATCACCAGTTAAATCACCAGTTACATTACCTGTTACGTTACCTGTTAGGGCACCGTAAATAGCATCACCGTGAATTTCTGCAAACGCTGTACCACTAGCACCTAAATCATATGTGCTATTAGCACTTGGTAAGATGTCACTAGCAACATCTGCGCTAAACGCAACAGTGTCAGTAGCCGCATCACCAAATGTTAAGTTACCAGCAATAGTAGCATCACCAGTAACTGTTAGGTTACCAGCAATATTAACATCAGCATCTGCTGTTAGTGTACTTGTAACGTCTAGTGTACCAGCAATATCAATGTTTGTAGCAAGTTTAGCACTTGTTACAGCATTGTTCTGGATCTCACCTGTACCAACACCATTAGTTGGAACATATGGAACCGCACTACTATCAGCACTTACAACCACAGCACTTGTGCCTGTTGGCATAGTGTCTGTAAATGTAACTGTCTGGTTACTAGCATTAAACGAGTAGTGTGTACTTGGATCCTGGATAATACCACCAACGAACACAAGTGTTCCGCTGTTTGGTGTAAATCCTAGATTAAATGTTGTTGAACTACCGTCACCGTTTAGTGTTACACGGTTTTGTGTACTAAACGAAACCGTAGCAGGGTCAACAAGCTCAAATCCACTAGCATCTGCTTTAACCTGTAGTAGGTAATCGCCTTTACCAGTAAGACTTGTATCACTAACGTCTGCTAGGTCTACAACATTGAAGTAACGGCTTGCGTTTACCCAAGCACTACCATTGTAGTATATGCCATCATCAGCAGACGCACTTGTTATAGTTACGTTGCCAAGGTCTGTTAGGTCATGGTTACTAATGTCACTTACAGTACCAGTTACATCACCAGTTAGGTCGCCAATAAAGCCACCGTTACCAGTAATTGCGCCAGTTGCTGTTGTAGCACCAGTAATTGCTAGTGTACCACCGATTGCTGTGTTACCACTTGTATCAGCAACAGTAAATACTCCATCTACATCAATACCACCATCTAGTGAGGCAAGTCCTGTTACGTCTAGTGTACCACCAAATGTAACGTTACCAGTAACATCAAGTGTACCAGCAACCGCTGTATTACCGTTTGATACAGCAACAGTAAAGTTACCAGCACCAATATCAAAGTCAGTACCATCAAATGTTAAGTTAGTACTGTCTTCTAGCGCACCACCTGTACCTGCTAGTACAATACCGTTTGCTGTAAGATCACTAACTGTAGCACTTGCTAAGGTTGCTTCACCAGTTGAACCTAGTGTACCGCCGATTGTTACGTTGTTAGTAACACTAACGCTACCAAATGTAACGTTAGCAGTTGTAGCAACGTCCTGACCAATTTCAATTTCAACATCGTTATCAGTAATAGTTGTCGCAACACCTGTACCACCACTAAATGTTAGTGTATCAGTACCAACAGTTACACTGTCTGTACCACTGTCACCAGCAATATCTAGACTACTTGGAATACTGACTTCGGTAACAGCAGTAATTAAACCTTTACCGTTTACAGTAATTTGAGCAACGTTTGTACTGTCACCAAATGTACCAGTATCAGAGTTAACAGTTGCTAGAGTTAAAGCACCACTTACGTTAGCACTACCATCAAAACTACTAATTGTAGCAGTACCATCGCCAGTTAGGCTTAAATCTCTTGCTGTTGCCAACGCTGTGGCTGTATCAGCATTACCAGTTAAGTCACCTGTTACATCACCTGTTACATCACCTGTTAGGTCACCAGTGAATGATGTACCTGTAACAGCACCAAATACCGCATCAGCAGCTGTACCACTAAACACTTCACTTGTGTTTGTAGCACCTACTAAAGCAGTAAATGTTCCAGCACTGTCATCATAACCAAAGAAACCAACTTTTGCTGAGCCGTCGTTATACTTGAACTCAACACCGCGGTCTTTGTTATCATCTGATGCGTTAGAACCAATTGTGTAAACTGGATCTGTGATTTCAACCACTGTACTGTTAACAGTTGTAGTTGTACCACTTACAGTTAAGTCGCCTGTAACAGTAAGGTTATTACCGATAGTTACATCATTGGCAAGACCAACTGTAACTTCGTTATCACTTACAACAACAGTTGTTTCATTTGCTGTAGCAGTAAATGTCAACACGTCTGTGGCAAGGTTAACTGTATCAGTGTTTGATCCGTCTGTCATATCAAGTTCAGTACTGATGCTTGCTGTGGTTACTCCAGTAATTTGACCTTGTGCGTTATATGTTAGAACCGGAATAGCAGTTGTACTACCAACTGAACCCGCTGTAATCTGATCACTTAGTGTGACCGTAATTGTGTCTGTTGTACTAGCATCTGTTTCGATACCAGTTCCACCAGCAATAGTAAATGTGTCTGTACCAACAGCAATACTGTCAGTATCAACATCACCAGCAATCGACATTGCGATGCCAATGCTTGCTGTACCAGCAGAGGTTAGTCGACCTTGTTGATCTACTGTAAATGTTGGAATAGCACTTGAACTACCATATGATCCTGGAGTTACCGCAGTATCACTCAAGTCATATGTTACAGTGTTAGCAGTTACAGTTGATTCAACACCAGTACCACCACTAAATGTTAGTGTTTCAGTACTAGTAATAAGGTTGTCAGTACCAGTATCACCAGCATACGCCATGCTTACGCTTGGAGTTGCTGTGCTTGTACCAGTAATACGACCTTTTGCGTCTACTGTAATAACTGGAATCTGTGTTGTACTGCCTACTGTACCAGCAGTTACACCACTGTTAGCAAGTGTTAGTGTAGCACTTACATTTTGTGAACCATCAATACCAACTAGTGTAGCAGTTGCGTCACCAGTTAAACTTAGGTCACGGGCTGTTTCCCATGCTGTTGCTGTACTAGCATTACCAGTTACGTCACCAGTTAAATCACCAGTTGCCATACCTGTTGTAGCATTAATAGTAAAGTTGTTATTAATGTTTAGGTTGCCAGTCATTGAGATTGTAGTAATACCACTTAGAGCACCGCTTGTTAAACTTGCTGTGCCATCACTAATTGTACCAGTGGCATCAATATCAGCAAATGTTACGTTTGCTGTAGTAGCAACATCCTGTCCAATACTAAAGTCAACATCGTTATTAGTAACTGCTGTTGTTACACCTGTACCACCAGTGAATACTAGGGTATCTGTACCAACAACCACTGTGTCAGTTGCTGCTCCGTCACCAATAGTAAGTGAAGCACCACTGTTTGCTGTTGTAACACTAGTAACACGTCCTTTACCATCTACAACAATTACTGGAATTGCTGTAGCACTACCGTATGTACCAGCAGTAACACCACTATTAGCAAGTGTTGAACTTAGAGCAACGTTACCTGTACCATCAAAACTAATTGCTGGAGCAGTCACATCACCTGTAATACTAAAGTTACGAGCACTTGCTAGAGCAGTTGCTGAACTTGCATTACCAGTAAGGTCACCAGTTACATCGCCTGTAAATGTAGCATCACTACCGTCTGTACCGTTTTCAAGTATCTTAGTACCGTCACCAGCAAGAATGTCGCCAGTTACGTCACCAGTTACACTACCAGTATAACCACCAGTTGCTACAAGAGTTGTAAAACTACCTGCGGCTTTAGTAGTAGCACCAATAACTGTACCATCAATGTTACCGCCGTTAATATCAACAGTAGTAAATGTACTTGTACCACTTGATGTAATATCACCAGTTACGTCACCAGTTACGTCACCTGTTACATTACCTGTTACGTCACCAGTTACGTCACCTGTTACATTACCTGTTAGGTCACCAGTTACATCACCAGTTACATTACCAGTTAGGTCACCAGTTACATCACCAGTAAATGTAGCATCTGTGCCGTCTGTGCCAGCGTCTAGTACTGAAGTACCGTCTGCAGCTAAAACGTCACCGTTTAGGTTACCAGTAAATGTTGTTGCAGAAATATCT